AGAACAGGTGTAAACCCTGTTGTGCCAGCGCTGAACGAAGTTACACCGCCTGTGACGGAGAACGTATTCCAACCTGTGTTCGTATAGCCTTCGAATACTTCAGTTTGAGTATTGTATCGAAGCATACCTGTAGTCGGAATAACTACTCGTTGAGAAGTATTTCCTCTTGGTAGCAGCGTAGCAGATGTTCCAGGAAGAGTTGGATTGTCAGCAATACTGAATGTTGGATTGCTACCGCCATTAGGGTTAGCGATATTAATTTGATCAGAAGTTCCTGTGAGGGTTACGTTCTGAAAATACGAGCCACCGACTAGGCTCACCATACCATTACCTGAGAGGGTAGCTGCAGATAGAGCTAGTCCAGTCAAAGAAAGAGTTGGATTACCGCTTACACCTGAGCCGTTAGAAACGCTTAAACCAGCCGTTCCAACTGCGATTGAGCGATTCACTACCGTATTCACGCCAGACTTGACAATGACTCCTGTAGAAGCATTCTCTAGGCTTGCAGATGTTCCGTTCAAGAATAAGCTATATACTCCTTGAGCACCGCCATCAGAAGTGCCAATACCTAAACCCCCGCCAATATAACGAGAGTTAGGTAATGATGCTTGAGCACCAACAGTTAAGAAAGTTTGTGTTTGAACAGGGCTGTTAGTGATGTTAGTAATGGTAGTTTGAACAGTCTGACCATTCTGTACGATAGGAACAAGCTCAGCGCCTGTAATAGCTGAGGGAGCGGTAGGAAGCTGAGAAATTCGTATATTAGACATATTATGGACTCAAATTGTCGAGGTTACCATCAATATCGTCCTGAGAAGTTTCAGGCGCGATACCAAATTCACCCGCAGTAGGTGTTAAATCAAATACGTTCGGATCGTTGACGATATTAGGATCGGTCGTAAGTGCGTCTTGTTGCTCAGCCACGTCAGCGTCTGGGCGCGGGAAGCGAATCGAAATCTTTTCAGATTGCCTAGCTGGTAAACGATAAGGGTCAAATTGATCCGAACAACCTTGACCACAAACACGGATTCCAGGAATATTACCATCAGGTCTGATTTCAGAATAGGCGCGTTTCATCTTGCATCGATCGCATATCGCGATGCTCAAAACTGTTTCACCCATTGTATCTAACCAGACGCTCATCTTGTATAGTAACTTATGTTAGGTGCAAAATAGATTGGTGACTTGTCTCGCTCTTCTTGCTCAGCTTGACTCCAGTATTTCTCAGCTTGCTGTTCGCAGTACGCGATTCTAGCAGGCTCAATGTTTGGTAACTCCATAGCCATTTGATGCGCTAACATGTTTTGAACAGCTAAATACCACCGCTGAGGAATCTCAATCTCACCATTCAACGCGCCTACGTCTTCAATTTGACGATGTAACCAGAGCTCGAGCTGAGGTTGGATGCTGTTAGGCACTGGCCAAAGTTCCATATTTGGCTGTGGAATCGTTCTATTGAACCAATATTGCAGTGGGCGAAGAGCCTGAAAACTACGATTCGGCAGACTTGAGTAGTCATCACGATTCATACGTGCCATATTGATTGACAGAGGTGAAGTCCCGAATACAACCTGATAGAACCCCATATTTACACCTGCGGTTTGAAGTATTCTCCAGTATGGTTGAGTCGTAGAATCATATAAATCATAATAAATCCACTGGTTAGCTGTCCAAGTTGTCGCTCCAGGATTTTCAAGAGTAACCCAAGTAGAGTTGTCGGTAGAATATTGAATCTGTATAGTTACAGAGCCTGATACTGCTGGCAGAATACCCACAGTAGTAATGAAAACAGGGTTTCCAGAGCCTGTGTTGATACCAATATTACCTGTGTTATTAGTTAGCTGGCAGATGCTATCACCGATACCGTCAAATGCTGCAGCTGTATTACCTGAAGAACTATACGCTCCAGTTGAAATATTTGTTAGGGTTCTATAGTTAGCATTGAGAACGTCAACAGTACCTACGGGAAGGTAATAGAAAGTCTGCTCGGGGATCAATCCAACGATGACTTTATTGATACACCAATATTGAATGCCTCGGTTAGCGAGGTTTGAAAGCAGGTAATACAAGCTCTGTTTAGACGCTTGTATTTGTTCTACGGTTAACTCTTCGGCAAGTTTACCTGCGCGACGAGCACCGCTATCTATCAAATTTTGAACAGTGATGACTGTTTGCCCGACTGTGCCACTCGTGCTCATTTACCACCCTTTAATAATTTTTTACTTTCCCGCCATCTTTGCAATTCCAGCGACGTAACGAGGCTTTAGCTCTCGGTGCATCGCCTTTTGCGTTTTTTACTACTCCCGACATTCTAGCACAGAATGATTTTTTACGACCTTTTTCTTTTTCAGATTTAGGGTTAGGAGCAGGTGCTTTCAAATTGCTACCTGTCTCTCGGTTTGCTTTTGCCCTACCTTTAGCGGTTAATCCTGCGCCTTGGCTTGTTGGCAGTTTTTCACCCCGCCCTACTGTTAGCGACAAACCGCCATCTTTTTTCTTCGCGGTTTTTGCTGAATTAATAAAATCTTGTTTGCTTGGAGCACCTTCAGCTCCTGGCTTCCGCATACGCTCACCAGAGCCTGCTTTAATTCTTTCACGTTTTGCGTGAATATTAGCGTACAATCCGCCGCCATCTTTCATAGCTGCGCGTTTAGTTGCGTAGGCGATTGCCACGGCTTGCTTTTGAGGCTTTCCAGCTTTCATTTCCGTAGAAATATTTTTGCTGAATGCCTTATCAGATTTTGATTTGATTAGTGGCATGGTTTACCCACAAAAAATTGTCACTGCTGCTGAAGCAGGTAATGTCACATGAATATTTGTGTTGAAACGAATACCATTACCTGGAATTAAAGTTGAAAATGGGTTAGTCGGTGAGGCAGAAATATTTACTCGTAAAAGAACAGTGCCGCTTGAACCGCCATCACGGAATATAATTTCACCAGCTACGCCACCCGTCAATAATTGATACCCAGCAAGATTTGTTGCACCATTGTAAATTACGCCAGTTGAATCTCTGTGCGCTGAAAATACATTAGTTAATGTACTCATAATTTATCCTTGAAAAAGGTGGGAGCCGAAGCCCCCAACCAATTTAGCAATTAGCCATTTTCTTCATTTTTGTAAAACCACCTTCAGCCTTACAAGACATAGCTGCATGACCACCATCTTTGTAACCAGCTGGTTGCTGTTTGATCTGACCAGTTTTCTTTGGAGCCTGTTTAGGATGATCGCCACTGCTCATGTTTGAAATGAACTTTGCTGCACCGCCATTTTTATATCCAGCAGGAGGACCATTCTTAACTCTACCGCTTTTCGTATTCAAAGACTTGGTCTGTTTCGCAGTAGACATATTGTTCAAAAACTTAGCTGCACCGCCATTTTTGTAACCACCAGCGTTGCTATTGCGAACACCGCCAGTAGTTTTCTTAGGATTGACGCGAGTTGCTTCCAATCCACCAGCTAAACCGCCCATAGTATCTGGACCAGCTTTTGGTGCACCACCATTTTTTAGACCGCGATGAGCTTTAGAAGCAGGTTTGCTCTCATGCTGCTTGAGCTCTTTTTCAACTTTGCCCATCTTTTTCATTTCAGCTTTATGCATAGATGGAGTTTCCATTTCACCACCATTTTTGCGCATCATGGGTCTAGCCATAGCTCCCATCGCTGGACGTGCCATACGACGACGTGTAGGCATGGCAGCAGGTGCAGCGGGTAATGCCCCACCCATCTGCATCTTAACCTTACCACCTTTTTTGAGTTTTAACTCAACAGATGGCTCGGTTGTTTTCATTTTATGCATTGGTTTGTATTGTCCCATTTCGCTCTCCTATTAGGCTTGGGTTACACCGAGTGCACCAACACGAATAGCGTTTGGTCCAACTGCGATTGCAGGTAATAAAATACCCATGACGAGACGCTTGATACCGTCAGTTGCGCCAGAAGGAACATAAGTCCCGCGGACGTCACCAGTGGTAGTAGTCGCGGTAGCAGTTGCAGCAACTACAAACGTACCCGCGTCTTGAGCTAATACACTATTATATCCTACGCGAGCGATATAACCTGCGTCAGTCACACGAACTGGAATACCGAGAATATCAGTAGTTCCGATTGTGATTGCAGTTCCAGTTGCACCAGCAACAGCGATTGAACTAATTTGATAAAAAGCCTTCTTACCATTCACAGCAGTGCTTACTGAAGCACTAGAAGTGATTGCTTCGCTCATCGCTTGACCGTAGTAGTCATAACCAGAAACAGTAAAAGCAACTGGAGCCACACCCAAAGTGAAAGTCAAACCAGTCGTAGTACCTGCGGTGGTTACAACTGCTGCGCCTGCTGTAGTAGTCAGGGTTGCGGTAGTTGCTGTTACGGCAGTCAAGATATAGGTTGTTGGGGTGGTATAACCAGTGATGGTTGCAGTGCCACTCAATGTACCTGACACAACTACGCGTTGACCAGTTGCCAAACCTGCTTGAGAGGTATAAGAAATCTGACCACCCGTACCAGTTACAGCCACGCTTGCCAAAGTTGCGGCAGCGGCAGTTGCAGTTGTCACGCTGACTGCGCGTGGTACGTCTAACTGTAGAACAGTTCCGTTGTTAGTCACTACAGATTTAACTGAAGTTCCAGCGGTCAAAGTAACAGCACCAGCAGCTGCAGGGGTTTGGCTAGCAGCAATGTTGTTAGCAACTAACGCTTGAGGAACAGTGTCCCAAACATAAATACGACCTAAAGGACCAACACCAAGACTCATCGGTGAAGGGTCACCTAGTAAAGCGTTTCCGTTAGCAACCATTGTCGTGCTGCTAGCGGTTTGAGAAGTATTTACAGTGTAAGTTCCAGTGCCACCGCTACCAGTGCCGAAAGCAGTGATATAAGTACCATTGGTTACACCAGATCCGTCGATATATTGACCAACGACTAATGAGTCGCCAGAAAGCATCGCGGTTACAGTAAGAGTTGTGGTTGCAATAGAACCAGTAAACGAAGCAGACGCGTTAGCGTTGCCAGTTCCCATATAAGTTACAGCTGGACCTAGGAATAGGTCATCAGAATATTGAGGCATTGTCTTTCTCCTTGAAAAGCATAGACATTGTTAAATTAAAAAAGGGTCAGATTTTAACCTGACCCTTTACAACATTAAACTCCAGGTGTACCAAACATCGCACGTGGGTCAGTGAAGCCCACTTGATAACGCTCAGTTGCCTTATAACGCATAGAGTCGGTTTCGAAATCGCCTTCCATGGTCTTCTCGAGCGCACGACGCATGAGTAACTTCATGCCTTCGGGAGCATCGGTCTGAACCCACCAGTTAGTAGCAGAAGTCAAACGGCTAATTACTGAAGCGCCTTCAGGCAACAATCCAATCGATTTGATTGGGTTGATGTCATTGTTGGCGGTACCAGTACGCAGTACAGACTTGAGCAACACTTCGGCTTGGAACACGTTTCCAGGAGCAACAACTAGCTTCAGAGGTTGCAAACGGATTTTCTTGCCGTTGTTGTCAACAGCTTGACGCACTTGAATCAACATCTGCTCAAGTGAGGTCTGTGACAAGTTAGCAGCAGTATTCAACAAGTTGCTGAATGTGCCGTTAACGATTGGGTGTGATGCACTGTTAAGAGCAACACCGTCACCACCTGCATAAGAGCTGTTGAAAGCGCGGTTCAATACGTTAGCGCAGAGCAATTCTTTGGTTTCAACCAAAGATTGAGCTAAGTGCTTCGCATATACTTGACCAATGCGGATGTGGTCACCGTCTTCAACCAGAACTTTGGTCAAAGCAAATGCTAATCCGAATACTTGGTAAACATAGCGTTGTAAGAACAACACGCCACCTTGTTGATATGTTACTGGTGAACCATCAGGTAACTGAGGGGCTGCACCAAAACCATACAACACTGGTTCTTCGTGGTAGTTACGTGGAATACCAGATTGCTCACGGAATACAGTACTCCACTCGTCAGCACGCTGGTCATAAACGCCATCAAAGGCTTCGTTAAGGATCGGTTCTACAATTGAACGGAAATCCGTACTTCTCATCGGAGCTGCCATGTTCTACTCTCCTTATGCTATGGCTGCAACGTTAGCAGTAAACTGCTGTTGCGAGATTTGAACACGTACGATCACATAAGGATCGCCCCAGTTATTATCAGGATATGGCGCAATATCAATCACACGGAGGAGATTATTACCGCTGGTTGTTCCTGAAGAAGACATAGTCGCTGCAGAAAGACCTGTGGTAGTAGAACCTGCATATGGGTTTGTGATATCAAACTGACTGCCGATAGCTGTTTGGCTAACAGGACCATCCGATTGAATTTCATAAACGATTTGCTGATCTTGATAAAAGTAAGCAATGATATCGGTACCAGAAGTATTAGCTGGCCAATAGTTGCTTACACGACGACGCCCAGTGGTGTCAGTGAATTCAACGCCAGCGAATGCGCCTTGAATTGTATCTGTACCATCTGAACGAACAATGACACCACCAGATAATTCTACTGGCTGTCCTTTTAACAGGTTTTGGTTATAACCTGACGTAATACCGTTGGTTAGCGCTATAGCACGATCCAACCCAGTTGGATGATAAGCTGGGCGCAAACCAAACGGAGCTGATGTTGCTGACATAAAAATCTCCTTTGAAAAAAGACCTATTCGAAAATAGGAGCTTTTACAGTTTGGTCAAAATTCATGCCGTCACCTTCAACAGTACCTAGACGTTTTCCATTACTATCTTTTGCACCTAGCAATTGATCCTGTTGAACTTTGATCTTCTCCTGTTCATCTAACGGAGCATTATGATGCATTTCCATCATAATATCCTGATAAATTTCCATCGGAAGTTTGTAAAGCAACATTTCATTGCAAGCTACAAAACCTTCATGCTCTCCAGCTTTTACCTTCAGGTGTTCAAAGCCAGGAAGTTCATCGGCTTTCACTGGGGTATAGCCCATTCGCATGCGTTTGTGTATTGGATCGTATTGGTTGTTTGAAGACAGCCAGCACAAGTGGAAGCCTGGAATCTCAGGCGGGGTCGGAAGCGCTTCTTGAAGCCACTCCGAGCGGAACATCCTACGACGCTCCTCGGAAGAAACAAATTTTTCTTCAGGCGCTGAACGACTCTGATCGTCTACGGCACGACTCTCACGTCCAGCGTTGTTATTTCTCTTTAATCTGTTGTCCATCATTAACCTCGATTCTTGTTAGTACGATCCCATTCAGCATACTTGCGAATGGCTTTTTGGCGAAGCTCTGGGTCTGACCACATTCCAGCCTCTTTCATCGCAGCAACGCGATCGGGACTGAGTCTAAATTCATTAGACTTTGTTGTTGCAGTCGTTTCTCTACCTGAACTCGTCATTACAGATCGGAAGA